TATCCAAATCTTGAAATAAGCTTTTTTCTTGTTGGGTTAATTTGTCTTTATGTGTCTTGCGTGGATTTCCGCATAGATAACAACCAGGATTACCGCAATCCATGGCATGATGTTTAGTTAATCGATGAGGTTGTTTAATATTTGCTTCGTTAAATGTCCTGTGAGCTTTTGCAATTTTAACCTGCTTTTTTACAGCGTTTTCATCTTTTTGGAGCCGTTTACTATGTTTGAATTTGTCCTGCTCTGTACTCATTGCTGCTCCTTTGTATTATTATAGCCGAAATATTGTCATTGGGCAACCGAAAGTTTTACCAAAATCATTGTCGATCTCCTGCAAAAACATTTTGAGAACCGGTTTGAATTGGAATACCAGATGATGTCATATCACCGGCTCGTGCGATAGGTTTGCCTTCTACAAATACGCTAGGCACATATCCTTGAATAACTACTTCACCCTTAGCTGTTACACTACCGCTAAATGCTGTCGATTTATTATTTGTGAATACCGTAGTTGCACCTGAGATGATAGGTGCTTTTGCTCTATCCAATTCTACTCTAGCAACTTTACGTTCAGCCATTTTAATAAGCAGTTGGATCTGGCGTAGCTGCTGGACCAGCAGCAGGTAATTTTGCACTGATAGCAAGATTATTTTTAGCTTTGATTGCAGCGTTATTTACAGAGGTAGGATTAAATGCAGCTTTGACTGTTTTAAAAATAGCTACATTTTCAAAAGTTTGTTTTATAGCATCTTGCGCATAAACAACCGGGCCCGAAGTTTTAATCCAATTTAGAGTAGAATCAATAATACCATTAACTGTATTTGATACTGCTGAGCTAAATTCTGTTGTAGTTTTCATTATGCCAGCATTGCTAACACTTTTCTTAACCAAGGTCTTAACATCAACAGCAGGTTGCGGTTCGATACCATTTCTTTCTAATGCTGCTCGAGTTTCGGCCTGTGTAATAGCATTGTTTTCTAATTGATCCATAAGTGCTACTGACTGCAAGTAAGTCTGCTGTGTAGCGGCATTTGTTTGGGCCTGTAAGGCAAATGCCATTTCTTTCAACTGACTCTCTAAAGCCGACTGATTAGTAACTATCTTGTCTAACGTAGCGTCAATATCTGCCATTTTCGTAACAAGATTATCTAAAGAAGTTCTAACAGAACCCGGAGTAGCATAGGAAGTTGCGCCTATGCTGGCATCTAATATACCTGCTATTACTGCAAGTTCCCCCATTGTGGCCAGTTCTTTAGTGAACTGGGCCAATTGCATGGCTGTTTGTTCTTTAATTGCGCCGGCTACTAATGGATCAGTTGGCATAATATCTCCTTGGCTCTAAAATATTTATAGTAAAGAAATACCTGTTGTGCCCTGCATATACTGATTGGCCGCATCTTTTTTGCTAGTCATCATTGTGAAAATATGCTGTTTTTTAAGTGTGATAGTATCTTTGTCACCTAAAAACATCCAAGGCATCATTCCTAGGCCCTGTGCACCAATCGTAATAGCTAATGGCTTTACAATTTTAACTTCTTCTGCGGTTTCGCTTTCAAATCTAGCGATCAGCTCATCACCGTTAGTTAGTTTTAAGCTAACGATATCTCCGCTTGAAAATCCTTTATCAATTAACATTATTTCCCTCTTCGTCTACTTCTATCCAAGTGTGGTCACCTAACCACTTAACCCTGCAGATATATTGATACCATTCGGGTGCACCAGTATACCATTCATTTGGTCCGTGATGTGCCAGTATAGTATACTGTTTTTTAGTATCAAATGCAAGCCAATAGATTTGTCCGTGATATAATTGGAAATCATATTTTGCCGAATGCACAGCATCTGTAATTTCCAATCTTCTTTTTATTTGTTCCGCCTGCCGTTGTAATACAGCAACTAATTGCATTATCCTATCGTATTCCTGTTGAGCGTGCATTCTTGCCACATTGAGCATTATGTCCTTTTGACGCTCAACTGGAACTAGATCGAATTTAAATCCTCCAGCCTCTGTTGCGTATGGAGTAATGTTTTTATTAAAAAACGCAATTACCTCACCGGTAGAGGTCGAATCATAACTATCTCTACCCTTGGCAGAGTTTGGCTTATCCATTAGTCCTCGCCAATTAATCTTTCTAATGTTTTGTAATGTTCGTAGGCCTTTTTAAGGGCAGCAAATTTTTCTAATTTTTCAGGATCAGGTTCCTGTAATATAGCTAACCTATCTTCAATCTTTTGAAACATTTTTTCTAGGCTGCGACCTTTGACCATGATATCACCTTCAAACTCTGCAGGCCCTTTAACATGAAGACTATTACCTGTATTGTTTGTAGTGTAAATTGTTGGAGCCGCTGAGTAAACATATGGGCCAGAATTATTACTGTTAATAGTTATATTACCATAGGTCGGTGCCATAGAACCATACGAACCTATAGTTAAAGAACCTTTGGCGCCATAAGCGGTTGAATAATCATATTTCAAAGAATTTGCATCAACGGTCTCTTCTTCGTTATTTTCCATTGAAGTATTCCTTTAATTCAGTGAATCCACCGATTAGTTTTCCGTCTAGAAAAATCTGTGGTACTGTTCTAGCAGTGGGTACTGCTTCGAGTAATTCTTCCCTAGTGTACCCATCACCGATTTTACGTTCTTCGAATTCGATTCCTCGCTGTTGAAGTAACATTTTAGCTTGGTCGCAATAAGGGCAGTGATATTTACTCCATACTATAGCTTGCATTTATTTTCTCCTTTTAGGTGATGCTGTTCGTTTACTAACATATTTTTTGGCAGCACGTTTTGCCATTTCATTGATACTTTTAGGTCTTGGGCTTGTTGATGTTTTTCTTGCCATGATAGCTCCTTAGAGATCTGGTAGCTCTTCGTTGTCTACCTGTTCTGACATTACACCGATAACATAATTTGTACTTTCATTTTCCTGTAATGCTGTTTGTTTCTTATTAATATTAACGTGTTTATTAAACCAAGGTATAGGTGTAGTTTTTGGATGTTCTGCCAGGTATTTAATTCCAATATCTTTTAGCTTGGTAAAAGCAGTATAATCTACAAAATCTTTAAGGATATTTGCATTAAGACCAATAACCACACCTTTTCTAAAAAGATAATCTGCCCAGGCTTTTTCTTCTTCAATTACAGACGTATACATAGAATATACTTCTTCCTTACATTCTTGTTCAATGGAAATAAAATCTGGATCGTCTTTAATAAGATTATTAATTAGCCAAGCAGTCCATTCAGAGTGTAGGATTTCATCTTGCAGTATCAGACTAATAATATTTCCATTTCCGATATAGATTTTATTTTCTACCATAGCCAATGATGTGGCAAAAGACACCATGAAGCGTAACGCCTCGAGTGCATAGGAGGCGTGTAATGCAAGCCAAATTGCTCGTTTGTGATCGTGGACCGAAATTTCTTCGCCCAACTCTTTTCTACAATTAAGCATATGTAAGTCTTCGTAGTATCGACCAATATTTGCAGCCATTCCTGCAATTTCAGCAGTATCGTGAATTTTGTTAAATTCTTCTTTAGGAACTCCATACACATTCCTTATAATATGGCTATAACTTTTACTATGAATACTGGTTTCAAAAAAGCTCCAAGTCAATGTTAGTGCTTCCAATTCAGGAATACTAATAACTGGTCCGAATACTTGAAACGGTGCCCGACCTTGAATACTATCTAAGGCTGTTTGCCGTAGAAGATTGCTGGTAAAGATATGCTTAACAGCGTCACTGGCTTCCTTATGATCCATCTTATCTTTAGTAAGACTAATCTCCTCAGGTACCCAAAAGAACCCCCGTGCTAGTTCTTCAAACTTTTGAAGTTTAGGATATTTAACTTCTTCAAAACGTTGAACCGTGACTGGTCCTTCCGGATCCAAGAACATTCTACGTTTAAGGTAGTTCGTTGGTTTACTAAAATCGTATTGTGCTTTACTCATATTATTTTTTTAAAATAGAAATCAAAATTTTGACGATGAGGAATAGTGGCCGGGCATTCAAAAGATGTATTATATTTTATTAAATTGTATACACATTCAGCAAAAGCTTTATTTGTTTCTACTGTGAAATGGCAACCAACTTTCTTTGGGTTTTCTTGAAGGCTCGGCAAATCATAGATCCCAAACCATTCAAGTTGTCGATGAAAAAATGTTTCGCAATTTCCTGTTTCTTTTATATTTAATTCAGCGTGTTTTGAAGTAGACATTGAACTATCTTTAGACCAGCAAGGTATTAAAATAACATCAGGACAAAGTCGTCTAATTTCGTCTACAATTAGATCTTGTGCAACTTTTAAAAACGATTCGTCTGAAGATAAGAACCAAGACCTAAGGTCATTTAACACAGTTACATCTCTCTTAGATAAATTTTTATCGTTATGTGTAACTAAAAAAATATTTAGATCGTACTTTTTATATTTTTCCTTAAAAATTTCAAAACTATAGAATGTACTGGTAGCCGGATGCCCATAGGATGTGGCAGATCCTCCTAGCATTTTTGCAAGGTGGTCATACCAATTTTCTATAAATGCGGATCCAGTAGCAAAACTATCACCGTAAATTCCTAATTTCATAATTAAAATTGATCGTGTTCTGTGCTTGTCTTATTAGCCACAGTGCTTACTGCACCAACTGCTTCACTGATTAAATCAAAATAGCCAACACCTACTTCACGTTGATGTTTAACTGTTGTGAATCCACGAGATTCGGCAGCAAATTCTAATTGTTGCAAATCACTATATGCTCCCATACCTTCTTTAGCATAAGCCTCAGCAAGACTAAATGTTGCTAAGTTTACACTATGGAATCCTGCCAATGTAATGAATTGGAACTTGTAACCTAATTTGGCTAATTCACTTTGATATGCTACACATTCTTCTCTACTAAGATACTTGCGCCAATTAAAGCTAGGACTGCAATTATAAGCAAGCATTTGGTCCGGAAACTCAGCATGGATAGAATCTGCGAATTTCTTAGCCTGTGCGAGATCAGGTGTGCTAGTTTCAAACCAAAGGAGATCAGCGTAAGGGGCATAAGCAAGACCTCTTGCAATACAAGCCTCAAGGCCATTTTTAAATTTGTAAAAACCTTCTTCAGTTCGCTCATCGATAACAAAATCCTTATCTAGTGGATCGTGGTTGCTGGTAATTAATGTTGCTGCTTCAGCATCTGTACGTGCCATGATAACTGTGTCAACACCGGCTACATCTGCGGCTAGTCGTGCAGCGTTCAATGTACGGATCATTTGACTAGTAGGGACAAGAACCTTACCACCCAAGTGACCGCATTTCTTTTCACTAGCAAGTTGATCTTCAAAATGAACACCAGCAGCACCAGCTTCAATCATATGATACATAAGCTCATAGGCATTTAGTGCACCACCAAAACCTGCTTCGGCATCTGCCACGATTGGTAAGAAATAATCTAACGGATGTTCTCCGATTGGAGTACCTTCGCTATATTGGATTTGATCAGCACGGCGGAAAGCATTATTAATACCTTTAACAACACGTGGTACGCTGTCAACAGGATATAAGCTTTGATCAGGATAGGTTTGATTTGCTGTATTATTGGCACCGGCAACTTGCCAACCGCTTAGATAAATTGCCTTCAACCCTGCCTTAGCGTGTTGTACTGCCATTTGTCCATTGTAAGCACCCAGGGTGGCGACATATGGTTCTTTTTCAAGTAGTTCACGTAGTTTATGTGCTCCTCGCTTTGCCAGTGTGTGTTCAATCTGTACGCTACCTTGTAGCCTTCTTACTGTGTCCAGTGTGTAATTTCTCTTTTTCATTTTTTTCCTTTTATTTTGATTTTATAAAATAGTATTCTACTCCGTACAAATGATCAATTTTATCCGGAGGTGGAGTCAATTTACCAGTATCGATGAAATTCTTTACCGCTTGTGCAAATAACGCATTAGTTTCAGGAGTAAAATGACAAGACATAATTTCAAGATTTTCTTGCCAAGTGTGTTCTTCGCCTTGTATACCTAATCCACGTGACTGGGACCTAACGAAATCAATAAACCTTATACCTAATTTTTCTGTTCTATTTCTTTTAGTAGTATTGTAATACGGATTGTTTTCCCAAGTAGAATTGTATGGAAAACTGGCAAGAAAAATTGTATTTGGCCTACGAGATTCCATATCATTCATCATAAGTTCCACGGTCAATGACATAAAGCTGTCATCTGATACAATATACCATGCAGCCAACTGATTTAGAAATTCTTTTGACATTTGATCCATCGGACCTTCAAACCATTCGTCTCTATAAAATTCTACTGCCGAAAGACTACTGGGCCACATATTTTCAAAACTTTTACCGTTTATATTGCTTAACTTAACAGGCACTGGGTATTTTAAAGAAGATGTATGGATAAAAATATTTAAATCGAAATCTTGATTATATTTTAAAAAATTATTGTAATTATAAAAATTTGAGCTGCCCGGATGTGCGAAACTTTTAACATCCGCATCGAACATATCTGCTAAAATATTATACCACGGATCTTTCCTTTTTACTGAGGGCGATACACCGAAACTATCACCATAAATCGCTATTTTCATTTTACACCTTATAATTTACAAGCTTCGCAATCGTCGTCGATGATTTCTATTTTATCTACAGCATCGTTAGTGGTAATAAAACTTGTAGTAGGTTGAGAAACTAAATTTGTATTTGTAACACCTGCTTTTGCACCCACTTTGTTAATCAAACTATAGTATATGGTCTTCAAACCCCACTTATAGGCCAACATAAGATTTTTAGCAACTAGTGTGCCCGGTACCTTAGCATCCTTAAAATGTGCAGGGTTATAGAAGGTGTTGGTGCTTAAACTTTGATCAATGTATACTGCTAGTACTGCTGCGGTTTTCAAATAATCAACACAGTCTTTTTGATCCCACATTAATTGATAGCGATTTTTTAATCTCTTATAATCGGGCACTACCTGTACAAAACTTCCTGCTTTGCTTTCTTTAACTGAAATTAATTCCATTGGCATTTCGATGCCATTGGTACTGTTTAAAACTACACTGCTAGACTCAACCGGAGCGACAGCCATTAATGTACCATTTCTAATTCCATGCTGTTTCATCTTTTCCCGTAAAGGTTCCCAATCTAGACTAGGTGTAAAATCTGCGAGTTCGTTAACACCATTAGATCTTCTTTCCCAAGGAAATACTCCGCGTCCATACCAAGTATGGTCACTGCGCTTACAGGCGCCACGCTCTTGTGCTAGTTCAACACTCATTTCAGTTAGATAGTATGCCTGATGTTCCATCCAGCGTTTAACTTCTGCTAGACTATCTGCTTGACCATATTTTAAACTACGTCGAGCGTGCCAGTAGGCTAGGTTAGTAATGCCAACACCTAGTGGTTCAAAGTCTTCATTGGCTAGCTTACTTTGAACACTTAAGAAATCTTGATAATTTAATAGATTGCTAAGACTACGGACTAATACACGGCAAGCCTTACGCATATCTTGAGGATTACGGAAAGCACCCCAGTTTATCGACCCAAGAGTACAAAGAGCGATTCGTCCATTAGGATCTTCAATTCTTTGGAAAGGTTTAGTGGGTAATAATATCTCCTGGCATAGGTTTGATTGATATATGGGATCAAGGGTTGTATCAAACGGGCCTTGATTGATGACGTTGTCGATGAATACAAGATAGATGCGACCAGTATCAGTACGTTCTTTAAGTATGCCATTTTTGAATATTTCATCCGCCGATACAACTTTTTTCTTCTTTGTCTTATCTTGTTCATATTGAAGATAAAGCCTTTCAAACTCTTTACTGTCTCTGTAGTATGCTTCATACAAATCAGGAACATCGTGAGGATCAAATAAGGTAATAGTTTCTCCGTTTTTATAACGACGCCAAAACATAGCATTTACAACCACGCTATAGTCCATTTGACGCACACGGGTTTCTTCAGTGCCTTGATTATTTTTTAATACGATGAGGTCTTCGAACTGGTAATGCCATACTGGAAATGTCACGGTACAGCTAGCATTACGAATCCCGCCTTGGGAACAGCTTCGAAGATCTGCAAACCATTTTTTAAGGAATGGGATCATTCCTGTATGTTTAATTTCTCCATTACGAATAGGAGCACCTAGTGGACGAATACGACCAATCTCTAGTCCAATGCCAGCTCGTTTGCTAGCATATTTGGCCATCATTTCTCCGGCAGCGAATATTGAATCCAATGTATCATCGCTGCTAATAAGGACACAACTGCTAAACTGTTTAGTTGTAGTGCCCAGGCCAGCAAGCACAGGAGTAGCAAGAGTAAAGTGCCCCTCGCTCGCACATTCATAATATTCTTTAACATATTTTAATCTTGTTTCTTTTGGCTCGGCATGAAAAGCTGTAGCTGCTGCTATGGCATAACGAATTTGTGGAGTTTCAAAAATTTGACCTGTTGCACGATTTTGCACTAGATATTTTTCACACAGTTGTGCTATAGCCGCATAGGTATAGTTTTGATCTTTATCATGGTCGATGAATAAATCAATAATATTCCATTCTGCTTCTGTATACCAAGTAAGAAGATCTGGAGTATACATTCCTAACTCAATATTCTTCTTTACTATGTCATAGAGTTTAGGAGGAGCATATGTACCATAAACTTCTTTACGCAGCATACTAACACGTTGCCGGCCAGCTACATATTGATAATTTACATTATGTATTTCTGGATTTTCTGTCTCGTCGATCAAATTAACCATAGCCTTTAATAGTAATTCATCTATGGTTTTTGTACTAATGCCATCGTGTAGTTCTATTTGGGCATTAATTTCAATCATACTAGGACTAACGCCTTCGATACCTCGACATGCATTTGCTACTTGTCTTTGAATTTTAGAGATATCTAGAGGAACGCGGCCTCCATTGCGTTTGACCACAGTGATCATATTATTATTCTTTCTTAAAAATGTCGAGGAAGATATTTACCTGGAGGTGCTAACTTCAATAACATTTTCAAGTAAAAACGACTCTGGTAAACTTTTTAACAAAATCGGCTCATTCTCACTGTAGTTAATAAGCCATTCTTCATCAATACAAACACAATTATAGACACTGGTTCTAGATTTGTCAACATAGATTCGAATTTCTATTTTAGAATTTTCAAATCGTTTAATCAATTTAAGGCTCCAAGCTTTCATCAAGGCCTTGGTAAAATCATCATATTTGTTATGTACTATGATTTCCCAAGGGCTTGGCCAACTTCTTTGATAATGTGGATCAACTTTATGATTATATGGTACAAATGGAGCGGCTTGCCAAAATAGCTCCACTTCCAACAAAGGATCTGTACAAGTTTCTAAATAGGCACGATGTTGCGCCCAAGCGGATAGCCGGTCGTCTATGGACAAATTAAACATTAATCAAAGTAACGCAGATATTTGATATTCGATTTGATAAGGATCGGCACACAAAGAATTATTACAATTCAATACGAGATAATTTTTTGCAACATATGTAGAGTCTATAACAAAAGTTGCATCTGTGACTGTATTTGTATAAGAGTAATTATAATAGTCACTAATTGATGCGGAATTGTCTGAAGCAATGTTTACAATTAAATTACCTTTCCTTGAGTAGTTATTATTATATAATTTATAACGAACTGATAGCATTTGCTCTTGACCAATTAATGATAATCGTTCAACTAATGATGTTGTTGATCCTGCCACAGTTGCGGTGAATACTGAACTAACATCAATAACACCTACACCTTTTACTAAAGGATTGTAATAAAAATTAGTATTTGTTGTTGAATGAGCGAAAACTTGTCTATGAAAATAATCATTAACAGATCTATTTCCATCTGCAAAGAAAGAAATGATAGGGCTTGCAGCAGTTGTAGTATTATCACTTAATGTTGTGCTATTGCCAACTTGAATAAAGAAATTATTTTCACTTATGTGATTTGCTCGATTACTACTTGTGCCAACAAATATAGCTTCACGAACAATATTTTCAAATCTGTTATTTGTGAATTCACCATTGCTAGGAGCAGCTGTCGAGTCAATAGTGTACATTGCAATACCACGATCTAGATTACTGAATACACAATCTGTAATAACAGGACGAATTACACTACCAGTAGAATCAATAGCAGTAGCTAGTGTGTTAAATTTGCATTTTGAAATATGAATATTTTCACAAAGATTAACACTACCGCTGCCAAGACCGCCGCCTGTTCCTCGAATCTCAATACCAATACCGTGGCTTACCAAAGTTGCAGTTGTATCAATTTTAAATTCTACATCTTCAATGATAGCATCAAGGGTGTTATCTAAATTCAGTAACGGCGCATCAACTGGAGTAGAGTGGACTAAAGATATTCCTTTAATTTTCACACTACGAGATCTGCTAGCACCGGTAGACATTCCATTGTTGTAGTCATTTCCAGCAGCATCTACTGTTTTAAAAATTGTAGCTGTACTAATAATTGTTGTAAGGCCAGAACCTTCTCCTACAATAGTTGTATAAGGAGGCAAAGGTATTGTGTTACTAATAACATATGTGCCCGCTGGAATTTTTAATTCTCTACGATCTTCGGGTGCAGCAAAAAGATCAGCAATAGCATAGTATATGCTGCCGCTAAAATCTGCTACAGAAACATTATCATCTAATTTTCTAGAAACAGTTCTAATGCCAGTACTAGGAAGTATGCCATCTCTATATTCGTATGTAAGTACACTAGAACTTGTCGTATTGATTAAATTAAAGATGTTTTCAAGGTCGTTTTCAGTCAAAATTCTGGTATTTTCGTCAGAATTTGCACCTTCATCGATTCTTTTACCAATGTAAAGATGTTGGGTATCTTCTGCCCAACCTAATTCACCGGGATCAAGTTGTGGGATACCTGTTTGAAGCTCTTGTCCGCGGCGGACCTGTATTTTTGCTATCTCGATAACGGCCATGTGAATATCCTTGTATAAGGATATTTATCAGGTTAATAGTTGTTTGAGGCCGCGCATTCCTGTAGTGTAAAATTCTTGAACCTTGTCTAACCATTGATTTTCCCAATGGGTAAATTCATCAGGCCATAAATCAAATTGTTGATATTGAAAATCTCGGCTACACATAAACACGTGACCTTCTTTTATATCAGTTCCATAAACTTCATTATGTGCTAATATATAGGCCACTAGTTGCATTTTATAATCGTCAATCCATTCTTCTTTTTTAGGCTTGTTAGTTTGCTTATAATCCATTACACAGGGATTGCCTTTAAAGACTCCTACCAAGTCTGTGGTGCCGGAATATAAGCCGGGAAAATAAAGACTTTGTTCCATAGCCCAAACTTCATCAACGTGTTTCAATCCGTTTTCAATAATCATATTAGCCATTTGATTAGCCTGCACATGAACAGGATTATTACCTGGCTGTCGTTGAATACCGGCGATAAATCTTTCTAAATTGCCGTGCATTGCCGTGCCAACCCCGGCAGCTTCTTTTGTAATCTGAGCGGCTTTTTCTTCACCTATTCGTTTCTTCCATTCATTAAGATGTGTCATATCCTTAGTTGCGCTAAGAATGGTTGTTACACTAGGAAGGCTTTCTCCATCAGGTGTTCGGTATACACGTTTACGAGTAATTGGATCAGTAACCTGAACACAGTTTTTGTATTGAAATCGTTCTACAAATGGGGGAGGAGTATAGTTTGACATAGTGTTAATTATAACACTAAAAATTATAATGTCAAATATTTGGAGTTAAATCGGTATTGCTTTTTGCCATTTTATCAACACTGGGTCCGACTGGTTTATTTGCAGCAGGTTGTTGAGTTGGATCTTTAACACCGGTATTTAAAATGACTGTGCCTTTACCATCGCCTTTTACATCAAAGACATCGCCGGGTACATCAATCATATTTTTCAGTGCGATCATAATCTTGTCGCGATCGCTGTTCATTCCACCTAATGGCAATTTAAAAGGTTTAAGAATGTTAAGAACTTCTGGAAAGCTTAGTTCCATAGGTTTGCCACTTTTATTGGCCATATCTCGATAATTAGACAGGGCCAACTTGGCCCCGCCTACATCGATACTTGAATCTACTTCAAATAATCTCATTTAGCTAGTTTAGCGATAATGCTGTGACTTTCAGCCAATTTGCGAGCAAACTGACTTTCACGCATTTCACGTCCAGGAGTACCTGCACCTGCGGCAGCATCGCTGGCTGCGAATTCATCACCTGCCGGTTCTGGATTCATTTCATCAGGAGCGGCTGTATCTAGGCCTGGCTCTTCGGGAGCACCTAGGTCAGCACCTGGTTCCATTCCCATTGGTTCTGTAGGAGCAGCTTCGCCTGCTAGAACTGCAACAGCTTGGCTAATAGCTTCACGTTGTTGTGTTAATACGTCTAATGTAGAACTTAGAGCTGGACCAACTGCTTGTTTGAATGCTTCTGCTTCGGCTGCACCAAAGTCAGCACGAATGGCATCGGCTAATTCAATCATAGATTTTGTTTGATATTGACCAACACGCTGCATCCAGCTTGTGTAGTCATTGACCATATCGCCGGCAGCGGTAATAGCTTTAGCCTTACCTTCTTCATCTTCAGCTAGTAAACGGACAAGTCCTTCATTAACCATACGAACATTTTGTTTGAATGCTTCTAGGCTTTCACGTTTAATATTTTTCCACATTGCTGCTGCGGCTACTGCTTCAGGATCTTTTGCGCCACCTTTTTTAGCTGCGGCTGCAACTTTCTTAAATCCTTTACCTGGTTTGCCGATGTCGCCACCTTTTTTAGCTTTCTTAACAACAGCAGATTTTTCTTTCTTGCTTAGGCCGGCGCTAGGAGCAGCTTCGTTAGTTGGGCACTTGCATTTGCTTTCCCACATACCGCATTCATCACATTTTTCTTCTGCGGCTTCTTTCATCTTCTTCGTCTTTTTCTTATCGCTATCAGGTGTTGCAGGTGCTTCGCTTCCGCCGTAAGCCTTGCCAGCACTGTGACGTAGACCAGTTTTAGTTTTAGTAATAGTACCGCCGGTGCTAGAAGTTTTTGTTTCGCCAGGTTTCATAGTAGTTGTATCGTGTTGACGTTTTTTAACGTCTTTTTCCATTTCGTCCCAACCTTCTTTCTTTAGGTCATTCTTACCTTTACCGTCTGCGGCAAACTTAGGAACTTTCTTTCCATTTACAGTTGTCATTGGCAAACCTTCTTCTACAGATTCTTCAGCCTTCTTTCCACCTTTTTGATCTTTGCCAGTAGCACCGGCAATAACATCGCCGCGTGTTACTTTGTCATAGGGAGGATAGTTATTGGCTAGATTGCCGTCGTTGCCGCCTTCGCTGCCCTTGGCATGCTTCACAAACTTAGGTGCTCTGACACCTTTCTTAGCTTCACTTAATTCGACCATTTTGTCTTTTAATTTTTTGATGTCTTCACCTAGCATTTCTTTAATCCTTGTGTTAAGCAACTGCAACATTGCTTTGTCTTTTTGATAAGTTTCGTTCGTAAGTAAATCGTTAATACCAGCGGCGCTTTCTTGTTGAAATACGCGAGTGCGCAATTTATTACGAATGTCTTCTAATTGCTCTCTTGAATATTTCCCTAAATTAACATTGGCACCAAATTGTTTATTAAGGTTCTCTTTTAATTTAGAGCTAGTGATCTTTTTATTAAAATCCGTAGTTTTCATAGAAGCTTCCAAAAAAGTGGTTATTGTTATTTATACAATGCTACGCAGTTTTTCAAAACTCCGAGATATTTCGGTTTTATAAAAATTCTTTTTAGCCTGAGCAATTAGGCATTTAGTTAACAAAACTTCTTTTCGATCCATAGTTGTTCTACGTTTTTTACGTAGAAATTTACCAACTAACTGCTCTTCAAACAATGCATATCCGTAGTTACGATCTTTTTCCACTATAGATTTATTGATAAACTTACCGAGGGCAAGATCATTAGCTACTAGCACAGCGCTCTGTGCTAGGTTAATACCGGCAACAACAGGCTCATTGCTATAGTCTAAAATGTCAAACAGATTATTACTGTTTTTAACTATAGTATAATAGCCCATAGTGATAGAGCCGTCTTCATTTTTTACAGGAATGGCAACACCCTTTCGTCGAAAATTGGTTTCCACTTCGACGCCTAATTTTTCTATTTTTTTAATAATATCGTCAGTTATTTTTTTCATTTATGGATTTGATAAGTCGTCTGTTATCATTACTTACTGAATATACGCCTTTACGCACAAGGTTTTGAGCTAACCATTGGTCATGGTCATCTAATGCAGTAAGTCTAACATCACCACTATGTTTATCAATAAATTGTTGTTCTTCGTTAGTAACAACAATACCTAATCCGGATAATAACTGATGTATTTTCATAATTAAACAATACCAGTTGCAGCACCTGTGTTAAGCGATGCAAGCTGCTGTTGCAATTTTGCAATCTGATCCTGAATAGCTTTTTTCTGCGCTAATTGTTGATTTTTTTGTTTTGCTAATTGAGCGGCTTGTACTTTAGGATCAGTTATATCTGGTACATTACCAGATACTGTGGGGGTAGTAGAAGCTGTAGCCGAAGTAGATCCAGATGTAGTAGGAATTGTAGAGCCCCCAACAAGTTCTCCGGAAGAGCCTACAGAGCCTATTTGTTCAAATAATTCGTATATTTTCATATTAGCTCATCTTAGTAAGAATTACCACCAATACACTGAGTACACCTGTTACGACTGTTCCTGCTGTACCAATAATAACCTTAATCATACTGTTATGACTATTCTGTACAGTTTGTTGTAGAGTTTCTACTTTTTCTTCTATCGTTGTTAGTCGTTTTTCTAATTGTCCGTAGCGAAGGGCACACAGATCTACGTGTGCTTCTAAACTAGTTTTTTCTAATTCTGTCGTGGGCGATGATGGCATCAATTGTTCTCCGCAATTTTTATCTGTTGTCGAGCCTAAATTGTGCCAGGGATTGCCTTGATGATAGTGTTTTTAAATTGACCATCTTTTAAATTAAAAATGGCCTTGTCAATATTTATTGTTTCTGTTAAGTTTTTAATTACCGGAACTTCGTGCAGATCTTCAAGTAAAAATCCAATTTCATTACCATCATTATCTCTATAAACATCTTCCCTATCAGGTCTAAACACAAATGTCCATATCTTATGTTTACCTTTATATGCTGAACCAAATCCTAAACTTTTAAGATCCTGAATTTGACTTGTAGGCCCTGTTTCATAATATACTACGGATCTTAATTCAATGCATTGATTAAGTGTAACAAAATTCCTCTGTTGATTGATCTCAAGTGAAGTACCTTGACTGCTACGATTCACGCGAGTATTGGTTATATCAACCAAGGTTCGAATTTCAATTACATCCATAATATACCTATATAATTTATTTATAGTCAAAAAAAAGCGACCTGTAAAGATCGCTTTTTAGTTCTGTATATTACAGATTAGGCCCAAGAACCGTCAGCTTGTAGAGTTGTAGCAACTGTTACAGAGCAAGTTCCGCCGATAGCTGCGTCAACAGCAGCCTTAAGAGCGCTTAGGTCGCTGGTGCTGCCGCCTTGGCCGCCCATACCGTCACCTTGGTTGAAGCTAGCTAGATCAACGATAGCAGAGAAGTTATCGTTACCACCGTCTTGGTCGCCAAGAACAACGATGCTTGCGAATTGCTCTAGAGCACGCATAACTTTAGTATAACCACCGTCAACAATGAAACCACCACTGGAACTGTCAGCAGTAATTCTGTTTGTAGATGTGATTGTAACTAGGGCTGGTTGATAGCCATAAAAGCCAGCTGCAAAAGCGTGGCCGTGTTTTCTTCCGATTCCGTATGACATAATTTTTCTCCTTATTCTCGTTATGTCCACCCCGCTCCGGGATGTTTTACATAATATTATTTATTCAATTTGGAAAAAAATTATTGAAATGGGTCTCAATCTTCGTCTTTTAGATCACCTTCGATGATTCGAAGATTTTTAACGGTTTCCCTACTATCACGCAGTCTGCGTATACTGCGAACAAACTTGGCAGAATCCGAACCTTTGATGCTATTGATAAGCCTACGTTCTAATTCATAAGCTTCTTCAGGACTAAAGTTTTCTCGAATTAGAGTTAAAAGATTTATAGCACTGTCAATAACATGAACAGCACGGCTTTCAATTACAGCTTCACTGTTCTTCTTGACAGAAATTGAGTTGAGTTCTTCTAATAAACTTTTGGTAGCTCTTTTCAACTTATTTTTCCTTTTCAATATTTAGTTGAATCCTCTAATAGTATAACATAGAATTTACGAAATTAAAATGTGCGATCGCAGCATTTGATTGCTAAATAATATCAGTAGAAACCACGAGTTTCTCAAACACACAAGGAAAACACACAATGTTTCAAAAAATTATCAAATGGTTCACACGAGCCCCTCAAACAGATGTAGAACGTTACATCATCAGTAAAAATCCTCAACATCCTGCTGAAGTTGATCATTGGTTAAAGCAATACGACTACATGGTAGCTAGCACAAGATGGATCTAACAAATTTAGCAGTAATACTGGCGATCATATTCAATCGACCCAGGAGCTCTTAAATGTTTACACCTCGTTTAATACTTCAAAAAGAGCTTTCAAAATATGAAAATCATATCAAATCACTAGATGCAGATAGCAAAGTTCTACGATTTGGTTATCCTATCAGCGACGAAATGATTGTAGCATTCTGTAAAAGAATTGTTGACGATTATGAAAATCACATAATTTTTGCAGTAGAAAATGTAGATTTAAATTTTGTCGGAATCGGACATATAGCTAAAAGTAATGGTGAAATGGAACTAGCATTTTCTGTTCTAAAAGAATATCAAGGACTAGGAATCGGTGATACACTAATGCGTAGATGTATTCAATGGTGTAGGACTCACAACCTACTGCATGGTAAGATGGTTTGTCTTAGCAGAAATCAAGCTATTAAGCATCTATGTGTTAAAAACGGCATACATTTATATTCTGAGATGGGAGAAACTACGGGTCAGGTAGATTTAGATGTACCTCAACTCACTACCTATGTGAGCGAGAACATTGACAGTAATCTTGCAATGTTAGATTATATGGGTAAAAGATTTAAATTACCTTGGTCATTTTTACCGGAAACCTCTTGATATTTTTTTAGTTTAGATATATAATAATACACAGCAGCGAAATAGAAGTAGTTGCTTGTTACAGACACATACACAAGGAGAATAAAATGTCTGAATTTACTACACCTAAGTTACCAGAAGTTAAGTTCAATAAGAACGGATACGAAATCCGCACAGATATCCTAGCAATGGCTAAAGATCTAGTAGAAAGCGAATACCGTGTTGCTTTCCAAGGTTGGGAAATGAAGGCCGAACGTGATGCCAAGACTGGCCAGATCGTTACCACTGTTGCTATGCCTCAATTTCCTGGTCTAGACAAAGTTTTAGAAACTGCTGAAAAGATGTACAGCTTTGTCAACGCCGGTTCTGGTAAGAAATAATTTATAATACTAAAATAATAACTTATATCGGCATAGCCTAATATTATATTATGCAACTAAAACCCTGGGTAGCAATATCCAGGGTTTATTATTTTATAGTCGCTGTTCTATTACACTCCAATCAATGATACGCCATTGACCTTCCAAATATTTTTCCTTATCATTTTCAAAATCAAATTGGAAGGAGTGCTCCCACCAGTCAATTAGTAGAACAATATCGTTCTTGATCTGATGGTTAGTGATAGTTTTGATTTCGCCATTACGGGCAAGATATACCCATCCGCTGCCTTGAACAGCCATAGCCACTTTCAAAAATCTATCTTTAAAGTTTTCAAAGCTATCAAAAGATTCATTGATGAAATTTAAACAAGCACCAGTCGGTGTATTATTACCTTTGGGTGCGGTAAATTGGCTAAAATATTTGGCATGGAGGAATGCTCCAGATTCGTTAAAATCTAAATCACCTTCGCCGGCATTATAGCGATCACAATAGGCTTTATATAGTTTGTTATAGTGATAATTTACGGCTCGTTTGCTTAGACTACGGCCCAGCCCATCTAAGGCATAGGGCAATTTTATACGCTCAAGAGTTTTAGGAGTCCGTCCTTCAACGATAGTTTTAATAAAGTTATACATACAGCGTATTTATAGTTAAATAGATGGTCAAGTGGTCGACTGAGCATCCAAGGACCCTGATGCTTGCTTTTTCTCAGTCTCGGCAAGTTTAAAAGTTCAGGTAGTATTTGACTACGGGTAAATTGGCACTTGACATTTATTTGTTGCGACCGCGTCGCATATTAGCTTGCCAATGAGCTAATTGTTTTTTCCTAGGGCTTGCGGTTTTGCTGTGAACAATTTTATCTAATGCAGCTAAACTACTACCTTTTTTAATACCGTGTCTTGCGCTGTCGCCCTTGTCTTGTGGATTACGACCGTCGGCGAAATTTTCATCTAAAGTTTCGGTTATAGGTTTACTATTCAAATATTCAGGATATTTTTTATTGAAATGGCGCATAATGATACCTGCCATTTGGTTAGCCTGATTCTCTTCTGGACTACCAGTTTCTCCACTTCTAGGATTTAATTCGTGTTCAACATTCTGTTTATGATGACATAGCTCGTGTGCTACTGTTCTTAAAATATCGTTAGGATGACGATTCATTAGCGCAACATATAATGTATTTTCTTCGTTAACATATCTACCAAATGTTGGCTGATCTTCGTCATCTATATGTGCTTGAAATTTCATTTTAGGTAGAGAATCCAAATGTAGATAATGCATGGCTATTGGTAAGAATTTTCCAAACATTTCTACAAAGTTGTTTTTATGATTTAACAACTCTTCTCTGCTTTCCCTAATAGGACTTGTTGTGCCTTTAGGTCCTACATAATATGCTCTAAAATCGATATCTGGATACTCGTTTTCTAATGCTTTGAAAACTATTAAATTTGTTCTGCTGTCATCGTATAAACGAATATGCCCATACTTTCCTGTATCGGCATATTTTCTAACATAGACCGCTTTCTTTTCTGCTGGTGCTGAATCTCCAGGTAAATTTCCAGCTCTATGAACATGAACCCTACTCATGTCAATACCTAAATCTGTAAATGTCTTTAAAAATAGATCTCTATTATCAAAATCAGACCTAGCAGTTAACATTATAACATCTGCATTTTGTGCATGATTTAAAATAGTTTTAAGCTTGTCTATCATTGGTTTGATAGGTAAGCTTTCTTTGTTAAATTTTTCTGCACTTTGAAATTCGCCAAAATCAAACTGCTCGCCGGGTTGTAATGTATAATTGTTAAATTCTTGATTAGTTAGCTGTCGAATAACCTGACCATTTTTCACAACATTAATTTTAGCGGTCGTGTGAAGCAGAGTATCATCAATATCAAAGATGACGAGATCTTTTTTTGGTTGATTGAATTCTCTAGCTCGCATTATCGTTTTTCCACAGTAATCCTATCCATAGGAACAGGATTTAATTGAACATCAGGTGTAAGTTTGCCAGGACTGTGTCCGGCATAGGCCACATAGACTTGATCAGTAGGTTCAATTACCCAGCTTAGTACATACTTACCGAACCAAGCAGGTTTGCCTACACTAAACCATATACCAATAACAGGAATAAATGGATGCTCGTTGGTACTGAGTCTACCATATTCTTTAGCTCCTGTTTCATCTTTTTTAGGTTTTAGACCGCCACTTTTTTCTATGGCGACAAGCTTGTTAGTAACGTGGTAAACACGTTGACCTACAATATCTCTCCCAGGAAATAAGTTTACACCTGGTTCATTTTTGGCAGGACGCAAGCCCTGGTAATTTCTCCAATTACTAAGATCTTCTTCGTAGATAAATTCTTTAGCTCGCATAATCTATTATTTAGCGCTCACTTTGGTAACGAATGGCGTTAAGTTACACTGGCAGCAGCCGCCTACACCCGTAAGCTATAACGGTCCTAAGGGTGATAATTCTATAGGATATGGAACATTTGCTATGTCATATCCATAACGAGCAAGACCATTAATCAGCAGCGTTAGCACCACACTTAGCACGTTTGGCGTTAGTAAGTTGTCCATAATCTACTGGCCACTCCTGTCCTGGTTGTAATTCTTTAGCACCTGCTGGGAATCCAAACTGTACTCCAGCCTGTTGCTGTATTTGTGCCACTGGCACACGGAATTTAGTTAGATCATTGCCTAAATTAACATAAGGCTTAGTGTGTGGAAATCCCCAACCTGCTATTTCTTTAGTAGCATTGTTTACTACAATCTTGTAGAAACCATTAGGAACAACAACTCCTTTACCAATAGTTTCATTACCGGCACCATATAGTGCTCCAACATAGATTGTAAAAGGTTGATTTCGTTGTACTGCCCAACCACGAACACTGGTCTCTAATAGTTTCCATATTCCTCTGTTAAGTGATCCGTGTTGCGGATACATATTGGTCATTAAGAAACTTTCGTATTCTACCTGTTGGCTCCAACTTAGGTCTCCATCGGGTGCAGCGTGTCCTTTATCGTAACCTGTACCTGCATAGTCAGCAGGAGTAGCACCAGTACCATTTAATGATTGATCTGCCACGAAGGCATTTGTTCTAGGAAAGCAACCTAGCGCATTTTGTGGTAATAGTGTGTAGGCCACATAGACAGGAATCTTAGCAGGAGCATCGTAAGCTACTAGATACGCTTCACGACAAATAGGCTGTGCAGGTCGTTGAGTTTGTGCAAATCCATAAGGGCTATGAACTTGACAACTTTGTACAGGAAGCGGAGCACGTTGGTCCCAAGCATCTGCTGTAACTAATGAAAATCCTAGTAATAGGCTCAAAATAAACTTTTTCATAATAATCCTTAATTATGTATAAAGTTTATTTATTATGGTGTTCCCCATTTTGAACTTAGGTAACTTTCCACGCCAGAAATTTCTGTAGAATTTAATGTTCTAGTGTACAACAGTACTTCGGCTAATTGTCCTTGCCAAAAATTAGCTGATAAAATAGGATTATAAGCAAAAGCAAGAACTTTAGTTGTAGCCATGGTAGAAGTTCCTACAGATCCAGTCCAGGTTAATGTTTGAGGTTGT